CTTGGAACTTACTAAATTCAGTCGTGTCAATGCCTGTCGAATTAGACTTGGTGGTTGACTGGACCCCCTTTTTGGTGGTCATGGGCCTCGCCTTTCTTGGCTGGCTCGTTTTGATCTACCGCCTCTGTTATTGGGTGGTTAGATTGTGCCTAAGGCCTAGGGCTGATGATGCTACGCAGATCATTGACCTAGTTGATGCTGATGGGATTGGCCATGTTGATGGACAATACCGTTTGGTTCCCCAACAGTTGTTGGACATGGATCGCCTCACCGCATTCCAGAGATGGGTGCTTGGAGAGTTCCGTGCGAAGCGTGGGGTGCCGGTCTACAATGCTGCAAACCTTGTTATGGTGAGGTTGCAGATCCTTTCGATCATAAAGGATGCAAACAAGGACATACGGGGGTATGACCTGGAGTGCTTGACAACTCGATTGACGGCGTTGGCGTTTATTCCTTCTGAGGATGACGTCTTTTATAGCCGGTTGTTCGTTAAGCCTGTTTGCCATTGTTGGAGCAGGTGCTATTGCACCTGTGACAGGAACATTGTTCTTGATCGCATCAATGAGCTTGAAAGGCCCCGCGAATAGAGGGGCCCCGTCTTTACAGAAGGAATCGTTGCCGTGAAACCAAATGCAGTTGAGTTGATTGATCGACTCAATGCTGAGGAATCTCGTAACAGCGTGGCAGTCTTTCTGGAGGCAGGGGTAACTCGAATTCGTCGGCTTGTACACCTAGCGACCTATGGCCTAGGTGTACAGTACCGTGTGCACTGCAATGATGTGCAGACTGCGCTTAGAGGACTACTTGAGAGAGTCTTCTTTCATTGGGAGGAGGTTGACGGAGTCAGAGTGATGACACGTCCGTTTCGACCCTCCCGATCAACTGTCCTAGATGTGCTCGGCGCAGCTCGGGCGGCTCTACTTGAGCTCGTCCCAGCCGTCGTGCCGTTGACCAGGAGTCAGTTCCTTGCCCGTCTTGGTGGATCCAAGCTCGTGCGTTACACTAAGGCTGCTGACTCCGTGGAACTTCACCCTGTTACCACTGAAGACAGTTTTGTTTCAACTTTTGTTAAAGCTGAGAAGTTGAACGTAAGCGCCAAACCCGATCCTGACCCGAGAGTCATCCAACCTCGTGGATTCAGGTTCCTTTATTCTATCGGGTTATACATCAAAGCTATTGAACCTGTGATCTATCGTGCCTTAGATCGCCTCTTCGGCCAGCGTACCGTTATGAAAGGACGGAACGCAGACCAACGAGGCTCTGCCATCCACAAAGCGTGGAAAAGATATGTGAAGCCTGCTGCTATTGGAATTGATGCAAGCAGATGGGACCAGCATGTTTCTGCAGCATTGCTGTGGTTTGAAATTAGTGTTTACTGGTCAATCATAGCGTGTTCTTGGTTTAAATACCTGCTGCGGATGCTGCTTCACAATGTCGGGTTTGTTCGTTGTCCTGACGGGACTATCAAGTATCAGGTTGATGGTTCCAGGATGTCTGGGGATATGAACACCGCGCTTGGCAATGTGCTACTCATGT